CGCCGCCGCGACCGAGTCCGTACTGCAGGTTCTGGATCCACAACTGCGCCCCGCCGGCCGTGTCGAACTGCCGGAACTTCTGGAGTGTGATCCTGGACGCGACCCAGCTTGCCCGCTGCAGGAACCGCGGCGGCAGAGCCGCCTCGATCGAGTACACGTCACCAGACGTGACTGAGCCGCGGGTGCCAGCGGTCACGACGGCCGTCGCCCCGGTGATGATCCCCTGCGGCGTGGTGCCTGTCGCGAACTGCGACGCCTCGAGCACGTCCTTCGAGTCGGCGATCGCCTTCGCGACCTCGCCCGCGAAGCCGGGGTAGTCCATCCCGACCTCGATCGAGAAAGGAACGAACGCGCGCGCCATCTCCGTCGAGACGCTCGGCTGCGCCAGCGTCATCGAGTCATCGGAGACTTCCGCGAGCTCGGAGTCGAACGACGCCGTGACACCCGCCGAGCTGACGCCCTGCCAGGTGTCGACGTTGATCTGCTCGATCCGAGAGATCTGCCTGAACGGGTTGATCGCCCCGTCCGACGACAGGATGATCGTCGGGTCGAGCTGGAACGGGACACCGTAGCCGCCCGACGCGGTCGTGAGCGACATGACGCGCTCTTCCTCGGAGCTGAACGGCTGCCCCTTCATGTACTTCGCCCACGCCCTCGCGTAGGTCGGGCTCCCGGTCAGGATCAGCCGGCGTGACAGCGAGCCGAACTCGTCGTCAGCCTTCGCGAGGACACTCTCGACGTTCGTCTGTGCGGTCTCGCGATCCATCGACGGGAACTGCGACCGCTCGATCGCCCGCAACGCGTTGTCGCGAAGCGGCGACGCCGCCGCAGTCGGGTTGTCCGCACCCATCCGGATCTGCGTGAGATCCCAGATGTCCGACTCGGTCTTCCGCGAGATGACGCTGAAGTGCGCGCCTGACTCGCGAGACTCCTTGTTCTGCACTTGCTCCCCGAGCCACGCCTTCCGCTGCTCGAGCTCTTCGATCAGCCGCTCCGTTTCCTTCTTCTCTGCCTGCAGCTCCTCGAACTCGCGCTTCGCGTCCTCGGGGAACGCGGCACCCTCGAACTCGGAGTCGAGCTCAGCCTGTCGCGCCTGGATCTCCTCCAGACGCGCCTCGTGCTCCTGGACGGTCTTCATGGCAGCTTCCAAGCCTCCCTTTCGACCCGAAGTGGCACACGACTTCGAGTGCTGCGGCTCGGCTCTGTCGGATCTTCGACCGACTGCGAGTGCTGCGGCTCTTCCAGGGTTGTTTCACGTCCTACGAACCTCTCGAGCTGGTTGCGGAGAGCCTGCTCGACATACCAGTCAGTCGCCGACCGCAGACCAGCGCTGGATCCCGCATAGGCGGGGAACGTCACGGGGCCGAACTCCATCACCTTCGCCTCGGTGATCGTCCGCTCACGCAGCCCGTGAGGGTTGTGTTCGGACGACTTGGGCTTCTCGACCCAGTCTTCCTTGACCGCGCGGAACCGGAACGAGGCGCCGTACTGGTTGTCGGCGAGCCCCGGCAGCAGGTCGCGGTTATAAGAGGTGTCGTAGAGTGGCACTTCGTAGTAGGCGCCCTCATCTTCCGCGCGTAGCTCGGCGATCGGACCGAGGATCTTCTCTCCGATCTGCGGGTCCTTGCCGTGCTGGAACAACACGCGCATGTTCCGACGGTTCTCGGCGAACGTCTTGTCGAACGCGGACGGAGCGATCCGCTCGATGAAATGCCCCTCAAACCGAGAGTTGATCTCTGTCCACTGGTCGAACACCGCGAAGTGACCGATCAGGGTCGGGACAGTCGAGGTGTCCTCGCGAAGCGCGAACAGCGACTCGAGGGCGTCCTGGTAGCGGAACTCGCCGGCCTCAGCGGTGAAAGCCTCATTCATTCGTCCCCTCCTATCGGCAGTGCGCCTGCGGTCCCGCTCCCGTTCGTGCTGCCCTCACCGGGAGGACGAACCTGCACCGGCAGCATCCCGGAGTGCTCCAGCAGACGGAGGTCGTTCGCGACGACCGCGGCGACAACCGACTCGGCCTGGTAACCACCGTCCGTGAGCGTTCGGATCGCCTGCGCCTGACTCGCGACGATGTCCGCAGCGTCCTTCACATCCTCTTGCAAGAACGGGATGTCGCGGTCGTCGTACCAGAGCTCGGCATCGTCCGGCACGTCAACGACCTGTGCCAGCGACCCGGCGATGTTCCGCCACAGCGGGCGCATCGTCAGGTCGGCAAACGCTCGGCGGGCCTGCCCGTAATTCGAGTATGTCGCTGACTCCAACCCCTCGGACGAGCCGACGATCACGGGCGGCACGCGGGCTGCCATGCAGATCCTGGTCTCGCCGGCGCCCTGCGTCGCTTTGAAGTCCATTTGCTGCATGTTGCTGCCGATCACGGTTGCGTCAGAGCCGCCGCCCATGAACAGGAACCGATACGCCTGCTCCAGGTCGCCGTGCTGCTCCTTGAACAGCTCCACGAACTCCTGGAAGCTCGTGACATCCAAGGCGGCGTCAGCCTTGACGAGCAGGTTCGGCGTCGCTCCGTTCTCGAAATAGCTTTGCTTGTGTTGCGTGGCGGCACTGTCGGCCATGATCTCCCTGACCACCGGGGTCAGCCACGACATCCCGCGGAAGTGGGCGCACGGGTCGGGGATCGGCGCGAAGTGACAAACCTCTTCGCGCAACATCAAAATCGGTTGTTCGGCGCGTCCGCGGCCACCGGGCCAGTACGCGTACCCGGCGATCTCAACATCGTCCGCGAACGACGGCTCGTCCGGCATCGAGTCCGACCCGAGAATGATGTCGACCCAATCGGGCCGCATCCGCTTCAGCGTGTTACGACGCCCACGGCGCGCGTAAAAGTTGCCGGCGAGGTCTGCGTCCTGGATCGCCCGTGCCAACAGGTCACCGGTTGTGCCGTTCGGCCACGGCTCCTCGAGGATCCTCAGATCCTGGTTGCCGAACAGATCGCCGGGACGGCCGTTCCGCATCCGGCGAAACTGAAACCTGGCCTCCGAGAACAACAACATCCTCGCGACCATGCACGCGAAAATCACGCCGTTCGTGCGATAGGCGAACTGGACGTACCCCTCGAACGTCCCCTCCGGCGGCTCCTGCTTCGCGTTGTAGCTCGTTGTTGCGCCATACCCGTACGGGTACGAGATCCCGTTGAACGTGAACGTCAACTGCTGCGCGAGCGCCTCCCACGAGAACGGGAAGATGCCGGTGGCGCGCTCCTCAGGTGCCTGGGCAGCCGTCGGGTCGAGTGCCCCGACGATCCGTCTTATCAGGCTCTGCTTCGGACGATCGGCCATGCGGTCGCGCCTATCGGACTAACGGCAGACACCCGCCACGCCGGACGGGTGTCTGCTGTGCGGTGAGCACGCCTTTCCTTGGCAACCCCGCCTATCGGCCTAAGCGAACGCCACGAACATGTCCGCAGTGCGGGTAGCGGCGAGATGACCGAACGCGAGAGTGACGGCCACCAGCGGCGAGATGTCGGTCTTCGAGTTCCTCCGTCCCCACGCCCACGCGCCATCCCCGATCGGACGGGTCACAGCACCCTTCACCGCCGAGTCGAGTGCCGCGAAAGGGCGATGACGGAACTTGCTCTCCTGCGCCGCGTCGAAGAACGACGCGCACGCGCGGCCGACTTCCCGTCCCTCCTTCGTCGTGACACGCACCCCCGCGGCCTCGAGATCGGGAAGCAGCGAACCCGCCGGCCCGACAACATCGCACACGACCGCCTTTGGTCGAATCTCGCCCACCAGATCGGCGAGAGCGCCCACGACCCACCCGGTCCCCGGCCGGTGTTCGACCACCTCGACGTGGAAGAGCCCGTCGGAGCGTCGACCAGCTAGCGCGATCGACGCCCGCGATCGGTCTGGCGTTACATCCAGGGCGAGAACGACCCTCCCGTCTGTCGTCGACTCTGCATCGCCGAGCGGCTTCCACACCGACTGGGGGATGATCGAATCGTCGCCATCCGTTGATGGCCAGTCACCGACGCCTAACCGCTCAACGGCCAGTGTCCGTGAGTCGAGCTCCCCACGCTCAGCCTCGATGTACTCCGGCAGGATCCTGATCCCA